GCAACAGATTTACAAAAAATGTTAGAGATAACAGGTAATGTTGCGGCAGTTACAGGTTTAGATTTTAGAACAGCATCAGAACAAATACAAAGATCATTTAGTGCTGGTATAGGTGCGGCAGATTTATTTAGAGAAAAAGGTGTGAGAAATATGCTTGGTTTTCAAGCTGGTGCAACAGTATCAATAGAAGAAACAGTAACTGCTTTTGAAAGAGTATTTGGTAGAGATGGAAGATTTGGTAGAGCAACAGATGAATTAGCAAATACATTAGGCGGAACTCTATCAATGATTGGTGATAAAATATTTGCTTTTAAGAAAACATTATTAGATGCTGGTTTCTTTCAAGAACTTAAAAATCAATTTGGAAGTTTAGATAAAGCACTAGCAAGTAATTCAGAACAAATAGACAGAATAGCAATAGGTTTTGGAACAGTATTAGCACAAGCAGTTCAAGGTATTGCTGGATTCTTTAAAATATTAAAAGATAATATTGATCTAGTTATAACAGCTTTAAAACTTCTAATAGCAGTTAAAATAGTAACATTTATGATTTCTTTAGGTAAAGCCATAATGGTGGTTCTTGCTGGTTTAAGAGGTATTGCGGCAGTTTCAGGAGTTGGAATACCTTTACTTGCTGGTTCAATAGCCGCAGTATCTTTAACTTTTGAACAATTAAACAAACAAATAAATAAAGTAACTGAATCTATGACAGACGCAATAGATAAAAATATTGAGTTTCAGGAATTGGTTAGTGGTGCAGATGCAAATGATGGATTTGTAGATGCGTTTGAAAAAGGTTCTAAAGCACTTCGAAAAATTGAAGACGATATGGCAATAAAAGTACCTGATGCAACACAACAAGCCATAGATAAATTTGAACAATTAAATGATGAATCTTTAAGGGATTTACAAAATAAACTTTCATTCGTAAAAGAAACAATAGCAGAGGGTATTAATACAGGTATTACTAAAGTTTCAGAAAGTTTATCAAGAACAATTATATTAGGAGAAAATTTAAAAGATACATTTAAAAAAATGGCACAAGATATTTTATTGAGAGTTTTAAGTGCTTTTATTGAGATGGGTATTAGACTAGCAATAAACTTGGCTTTAGAAAATAAACAAATAACAGCATTATTAACTAAATTAGGTATTGAAAAACTTATTACAAGAGAGAAAGAAAAACAAAAAGATCAATCAGGATCACAAGGAAGTAGTTTAATTGGAAATATTTTAAGCAATTTCAATATACCATTTTTTGGAAAACAATCAGGTGGAGCAGTTGGTAAAGGAAAGCCAACTATTGTAGGGGAAAGAGGTGCTGAATTATTTATACCAAATCAAACAGGACAAATCACACAATCAGCTAGAGGAACAGGCAGTGGTGCAGTAAATGTTAATTTTGCAATAACAACTTTAGATGCAACAGGTTTCCAAGATATGTTAATTCAAAATAGAGGAACAATATCAAATATAATTAATCAAGCAGTTAATGAAAGAGGGAGTAATAACTTAGTATAATGTCAGGTGCTTTTCCAATATCAAATGCAAAATTCTCAACTATGGGAATTAAGTCTATACAAAATACAATTATCTCTAAATCAGATAGTGGTAAAAAATTGGCTAGGCAGATAGATGGTCAAAGATTTGCATTTTCTGTTGAAATTATAACAGGAAATAGATCAGATATTTACGGAGAACTTATGGGATTTATTATAAAACAAAGATCAGGCAAAGAAAATTTTACAATAATTCCACCTGAAATAGAAGATGCTAGAGGTAGTGAAACAGGAACAGTTTTAGTTAATGGTGTTCACGCTGTTGGAGATACAACGATTGCAATGGATGGATTCGCTGGCGATAGTGCGGGCAGATTTAAGACGGGAGACTTTATTAAATTTGCTTCGCACAGTAAAGTTTATATGGTTGTTTCTGACGTAACATCAAGTTCAAATGCGGCTACTGTTACTATTGAACCACCTCTTACTACAGCTTTAGCAGACGATTCAGTTGTAACTTACGATAATGTTCCATTCACAGTTTATTTAACTTCTGATATTCAAGAGTTTGGTGCTATTGGTTCAGATAAAAATGGCACTATTTTATATAAATATCAATTTGATGTAGAGGAAGCTTTATAATGAAATACTTGGTTAAGCATTGGATAAATGTTGATATGATTGCAGAAGAAGTTATTGATGGTAAAGATGTAGATTTAAAAACAAATAATATAGGAAAGCACGAAGAACCATCAGAAAATGCAAACTATGTTGTTTCAGATAATATAAAAGTTAAAAGGAGAACAATAGAAGAATATGACGAGAAGTCTGACGACAGCAATAAAGAACGAACTAGCGACTAATGACATTAGACCCGTTCATCTTATCACAATCGGTTTTACTAGCCCTGTTAACATTACTGATTGTTCTTTCCCATTAACAAGTTCAGTATCAGGTTCTAGTGTAACCTATACTGCATCTGATTTCATAATGGGTATTTCTAATTTTACAGAAGAAACAGACGTAACTAAAACATCATTAACATTATCTTTATCAGGAGCAGATCAAACATTTATCTCAACAGTATTAAATGAGAATGTAGTAAATGATAATGTAGATATTTTTAGAGGTTTTTTAAACGACTCAAACGCCCTTATCTCTGACCCATTTTTATTATACTCAGGAACAGTAGATACTTTTGCAATTTCTGAAAACGAAAAAGCAAGTACACTAAATTTGCAGATTGTTTCTCATTGGGCAGACTTTGATAAAACAAATGGTCGTAAAACAAATAATACATCTCAACAAAGATTTTTTAGTGCAGATGTAGGTATGGATTTTTCAAGTCAAACTGTGCAAGACATAAAATGGGGTAGAGCGTAATGGGTATTTTTAGAAAAGCAACAAGACTTGTCAAAAAGATAATATCAGTACCAATTAAAATTATTACAAAAGCGTTATCTTGGTTAGCACCTAAACCACCTGAAATACCTGATTTTGGAACAACTGATTTTGATGATTTTGAAAAAGGTATTTTATTAAACAAACAATCTAATGACGCTTCAATCCCTGTAATCTACGGAACAAGATTAGTTGGTGGAACTAGAGTTTTCATGGAAACTTCGGGAACAGACAATACTTATTTATATATGGCGATTGTTCTTGGAGAGGGAGAGATAAACGATATTACAGAAATTAGAGTTGATGATAAAGCTGTTACTTGGGCAAGTGATCTAGCTGACAATACAACAGTTGAAGTAGGAAGTGGAGATAGTAATTTTTTTAAAGACTCAGCTAGTTTAATTAGAGTAGAACCTCACTATGGGTCTGATAGTCAAACAGCATCAAGTTTGTTATCTACATTATCGTCGTGGGGAAGTAATCATAGACTTAGAGGAATTTGTTATTTAGCTTTAAGATTTAAATGGAATCAAGATGCTTTTAATTCTATACCTAAAGTTCAAGCGGTTGTGCAAGGTAGGAAAGTTGTAACTTTAGCGGCTAATCTATCAGAACAAACAGCAAGTTTTTCAAGTAATCCAGCATTTTGCTTATTAGATTATTTAAGAAATGAAAGATACGGAAAAGGTATCGCAACAGCAGATATAGATTTACAAAGTTTTTATGATGCTTCACAAGTTGCTATAACACAAGTTACACCTTATTCAGGTGGTTCAGATATAAATATATTTGATTGTAACGCTGTATTAGATACATCAAAAAAAATAATTGATAACGTAAGAATATTATTAAGAGGATGTCGAGGTTATCTACCCTATACAGGGGGAAAATATAAATTAATTATTGAGACAACAGGTTCAGCTTCTATTACACTAACAGAAGATGATATTGTTGGTGGATATACCTTAAATAGTGAAAATAAAAACGATAAATTTAATAGAGTTATTTGTAGCTTTATTAATCCTGATAGAAATTACCAAGTAGATGAAGTTCAGTTTCCACCAATAGACGATTCAGGTTTAGCTAGTGCAGATCAACACGCAACAATGAAAACAGTAGATGGCGGTTTTTTATTAGAGGGAAGATTTGACTTCCAAACACTAACCTCTCCATATCAAGCAGAAGAAATGGCAGAAATAATTTTAAGAAGATCAAGAGAAGCTTTAAAATTAGATATAAATGTAAGTGGAGATGGCTACGATCTTGCAATAGGAGATATTGTTAACATTACACACGCATCATTAGGTTTTTCTGCAAAACCTTTTAGAGTATTAGCTGTAAGTTTTAATGAGGATTATACAATAGGTTTATCACTTGTTGAATATCAAGCCACGCATTATACTTGGGCAAGTAAAACTGAACAAACAACAGTTCCAACAACTACACTTCCAAATCCTTTTGTAGTTCAACCACCATCTAGTGTAACACTTACTGACCAACTTATTTCTTATAATGACGGAACTGTAATTGTAGCTTTAGATGTTCAAATAGGTGCTTCGCCTGATAGTTTTGTATCGTTCTATCAAGTAGAATATAAATTAAATAGTGAATCTGATTTTAAAATACACTCACAAGGTTCAGGATTATTTCAAAGAGTATTAAACGTAATCGACCAACAAGTTTATGATGTAAGAGTAAAAGCTGTATCATCTTTAGGTTCTTCATCAACATATGTTTCTGCACAAAGGACTATTGTTGGTGCAACTGACCCTATATCAGATGTGACAGACTTCTCTTGTAATATATTAGGTAACGAAGCCCATTTATCTTGGGAAGCAGTAACTGATTTAGATTTAGCATTTTATCAAGTTAGGTATTCAACATTAACAACAGGTGCAGAATGGCAGAACTCAGTATCACTAATTGAAAAGGTATCAAGACCAGCAACATCAGTAACAGTTCCAGCTAGAGTAGGTTCTTATCTAATTAAGGCAGTAGATAAATTAGGAAACTTCTCTTTACAAGCCACAATAATAGCAACAAATGTAACGGCTATTGGAAACTTTAATAATGTTGCAAGCACCACAGAATCTCCAAACTTTACAGGAACTAAAACAAACTTAACTTTGGCTAGTAATTTATTAAGACTTACTGATTTATCACAAACAGGAACTTATGATTTTGCTAGTGTTATTGATATTGGTGCAGTTCATACTTCGAGAGTAACAGCTTCATTAACTCAATTTTCAGAAGACCCAACTGATTTATTTGATGCTAAAAGTGGATTATTTGATTCAGCAACAGGTTCGTTTGATGGAGACGCACCAGCTAACGAAAACGCACATTTAGAGATAGCTTTGTCTGATGATAATTCTACATTTACAGCATTTAGAAACTTTGTAATTGGAGACTATACAGCAAGATATTATAAATTTAGATTAGTTTTA